TAGAAATTCATGTCTGTATCAAGGACCTTGTAGGCGGTGTTGGCCTTTACGAAATGGGCAAACACATTCTCATGCAACAACAATCTATGAATTTTGACTAACATGACTCCAGTTAATGACCGTGTGTGGCCTGCTGAAGAAGTACTAACAATGGCTTGTGCCATATATAGGACCAAAGGCTATACCAGTACCAGTACCTTTGTAACATCAGATCCTAACAGTGAATCACGCTGGAACAACAAAGAGCATCTTTGCTATCAGATGGTTCCTGAAATTGCTGATAAAGAATACAAGGTGCTGGTCAATGTCACTCAACAAGATGCAGACACTGCCCACGCTATTGTTCAGTATTATCGTAGACTAGCATTTGGTGTAATTGGAGACACACTCAACGACTATATGCAACGAGTTTTTTCCAGCACACAAAAGCCCGAAGTTATGTTCAAAGACTTTGGTGTGTTGGCTAGTGTTCCTAGTGCCTACGACAAAGAGATCTCTAAAAAACGTATTGAAAAAGAAGCCAAGGCCACTAAACAAGAACATATTGGTAAAGTTGGCGAGTCTATTATTTTGGAGGTTAGATATATTAACACCCGCTTTGTCCAAAAACTAAATTGTTATGCACATGAGGCCGTGACTAGCACAGGACATTTAGTTAACTTTTTGAACAAAATTGAATTGGGTAAAGTTGGTGTTGTCCAAAAGATTCGTGCCAAAGTAAAGGCACACGGTGTAAACTTCCAAACTAAAACATTAGAAACGCAATTAAATTATGTCAAGGTACTTGACACAGAGTTCGTTTGGCAGTAAAATATAGTATTAGTTAACACAGGAGCCACAATGATTGACCCTTGCTACCGAGTTATTAGCGATTTGGAGAACCATCCTAGTCGCATAAACAAAGAACAAATTATTTTTGAGCAGGCAAAAGAAGGAAATAGCGAATTCTTTGAAGGGTGTCGTTTGGCTCTTGACCCTATGATTACATTTGGATTGAAACAAATCCCGGAGAAAAAAGATGAAGATGGTGCTGGGCTACCTTGGGATAGTTTTACTCTCTCTCTTACTGGCTTTACTACTCGCAATGTCACCGGTAATACAGCACGTGATATGATTCAGACTATGATGAAGTCAGCCACTAAGAAACAATGGAATGGCTGGTATCGTCGTATCCTTATCAAAGACCTGCGCTGTGGTGTAAGTGAAAAGACCATTAATAAGGTTGTAGAAAAAGAATGGCCTGAATATTCTGTACCTATTTTTAGTTGCCAACTTGCTCACGATAGTGCTAACCACGAGAACAAAGTTGTAGGTAAGAAACTTATTGAAGTTAAACTTGACGGTGTTCGTGTTATTACTATTGTTCGCACAGATGGTCGTGTTGATCAATTCTCACGCAACGGCAAAGAACTGGTAAACTTTGAACACATCAAGAACCAAATCAGTGCTGTTGTAAAGAAAGATCCTCCTAAGTATGATCTTGTACTTGACGGTGAGATCATGTCTAGCAGTTTCCAAGATTTGATGAAGCAAGTGCATCGCAAGAGTGATGTTGCCGCTAATGATGCAGTATTGCATTTGTTTGACCTAGCACCTTTAGACAAGTTTCAAGAAGGTCGTTGGGACAAAGATCAAGAAACTCGTAGTGCTTATGTTAAAGCATGGGTAGAAAAACATCAAGCAGATTTGCCTAATGTCGCTTGTTTGACCTATGAAGAAGTTGACTTGAATACAGACGAAGGTAAGAAGCGTTTCAAAGATATTAATGCCATGGCCATCGATGGTGGCTACGAAGGTATTATGATTAAAGATCCTAAGGCGCCCTACGAATGTAAACGCAGTCATGCATGGCTCAAACTCAAGCCATTTATTGAAGTGTCGTTGACTGTAGTGGCTGTTGAAGAAGGCACCGGCCGTAATGTTGGTAAACTAGGTGCTCTTGTATGTGAAGGCGTAGATGATGGTAAATCAATCCGAGTTAATGTTGGTTCTGGTTTTAGTGATTCCGACCGTGATACTTTTTGGACTGATCGTGAAGCCCTTATTGGGCAAGTTGTGGAAGTCCGTGCTGATGCGATTACGCAAAATCAGGATGGAAGTTACTCTCTACGCTTTCCGCGCTTCCTACATTTTAGAGGGTTTGACCGTGGCGAGAAAATATGATATCCGACGGTCCATGCACAAAGACATGTTGTATGGATCTTTGCTAGAACTCAGCAAGAATCAACGTGTTTGGCATGAAAGTTCAGTGAGTCCGGAGTACAGTCATTTGACTGAAGACGGTAAAGATGCTATTATTCATGTAATTGAAGAACTTTTTCGAGGACTTCAAACCATTCACAGGCAAGAAGTCAAAGAAGAAGCAAAGAAACAAACAATGGATTCGTTGAAGTCATGATAACTTACAATGTAACTAGGGATAAAGACATACGTACTATACGTCAAGGTGACCCTAACTTTCACATTGATGACGGTCTTGCATTGTATCCTCGTGCAATGATACATGTCACTCCTGACTGCCCTAGTCATATTAGAGAATATCTACAATGGGCCATGGAAAATGGGTATATTAAATGTGTGGCACACGTATATGGTAAAGAATTAACAATGGATGCACTTAGATGAAAATAGGTATTATAGGATTTGGTTACGTAGGCTCAGCCATTGGCTGGGCTCATCGTCACGATCAAGTCGTCATTCACGATCCTAAAATGCATGATAGTGTCAGCAAAGCAGAAATGCTAGACTGTGATGGCATTTATGTATGCGTTCCTAGTCCTAGTACTGAAGAAGGTTATTGCGATTCGAGTATCTTAGAAACTACCTTAAAAGAACTGTTGCTGGTTAGTTTGAGAAACGATATTCCTATTATTTGTAAAACTACTGCACCCCCTAGTGTCTACGAAAGACTGCAAAAGCAATATCCAAACATTGTTTACAGCCCAGAGTTTCTCACAGCACGTAACCACATCAGTGATTACCAACAGACAGAAGTGTTTATTCTAGGCGGTGATGTCGAAGTATGCGAACGTGCTAGAGATGTTATTATGTCTAGCAATGTTAAGAGCAAAAACTTTTTACTCAGTGACATTAAAAGTGCCAGTTTGTTCAAATATATGATGAACAGTTATCTTGCCACCAAGGTAACTTTCATGAACGAATTTAAACAGTTGGCAGATGCACACAATGTTGAGTGGAATCATATCAAAGAACTTGCAAGATACGACCAACGTATTGGAACAACACACATGGATGTGCCTGGACCAGATGGCGAGTATGGTTGGGGTGGTGCATGTTTCCCCAAAGACATTGCGGCCATTACCATGGAAGCCATTGACCGTGGACTAGACTTTGAACTTATGCAACGAGTAGAAACACTTAACAAAAAACATAGGAAACTATCATGACCGATGATCAGTACGAAGAATTTGCTAAACATATGGAAGAACGTTTTCCTAAAATGTTTAGTCAACCATACGGAGGATTTGCTGTAGGAGCAGGTTGGTGGCCTATTATTGAAAGTCTCTGCGCCAACATTCAGCATCACACTGATTGGTGGAACACCAACAGACAAGATCGTCCTGTTGTAGAACAAGTTGTTGTAGAACAAATCAAAGAAAAGTTCGGCGGCCTGCGATTCTACTATCAAGGCGGTGATGATAATGTCACTGGCATGGTGCGTATGGCTGAAGCCTGGGCAGATCATAGTTGTGAAACCTGTGGCGCTCCAGGTACAAGACGCAGTGGTGGTTGGATTAAAACACTCTGCGATAAACATGAAGAAGAACGTCAAGAACGTCTTCGTGCAAGAGAAATGAAACAATCAGGATTTGAAGAATGAAACCTAAATTATTGTATTATTTGAATGGTGGTAAAAGATTTCCTAGCGGCAAACGTTTTGGAATGTATAAACTTACTAACACTGAGTGGCGAATATTACACGATTACGGAGATGAGTAATGAGTCAAGTATATGTAATTAAACCTTTAGAAAAGAAAAGCATTATCTATCATGTAGAAATGTTTCGTGAAAACAAAGATGGTTCCATCAGTTGGTTTAACATTGACGAAACATATCGATGGGGTCAAGGATTTGTTGAAGGCGATCTAGACTGTAATCTTCCATGGGAAGGTGATCCTGTTGCCTATGCTCGAGTAGATTGTGGCTGGGGCTGCGAGTTCGATGACAGCATTAACATCGAAATTGAATTCAGTGACGATATTACCGAAGCAGAACAAGAAGAAATCCGGCAAGCCTACTATGAAGGTGGCGCGGCATGGCTGTTCGATGGCGAACACGATTGGCTAGAAGAAGACACTGCGGTACATATCATCGCACCTTATCAAGTAGATCTCTGTGAAGAAGACGGTACTGTTATCGAAGAAAACGTTAAATTAAAACCACGCCCTGATCCTAGAACCAGTTGGCCGTGGAGCATTGATAATCCAAAGCCCGATGATGAATGACAGACCACCCATGGATGTGCCATTCGATAACAACAAGCCGCCATCTGGAACTTACAAACATCAATACCAAATGATTGATGATCGTGTACACGAAATTAAAAATGTAGTTGTGCATACCTTTAGCATGGGCGATGTAGAAGATCCGGATATCTATGCCGCGGAACCTTTGTTGAAGTGGCAAAACAGCGAGTGCGGTTCTTGGGTGATGAGTCACAGTTTGGAACAACCTGTGTGGCACAGGTATGCTGATCCAATGAGTTATGGTTACAAGTATGCTATCACAGCAAAACTCCTAGCCAAAGATTACACATACTGGAGTTTAAAGTGGGGCAGTGTCATTGACAAGCGACAGTTTTAATGCTATAATAACAGCATGAAAATCCAAATTGTATCAGACCTACATTTAGAATTTGAGGACATCAACATCAAGAATGAACTTGGTGCAGACGTCCTAGTTCTCAGCGGCGACATCTGTGTTGCTGATGACCTTCATAACCAACCTGCTTTGGCTTGGGAAAGTCTCCCAACAGACGGATATGGTCGTGCCAAACGTGCTCTACGCTACAGAGAGTTCTTTCAGCGTGTGAGTTTTCAGTTTCCCCACGTTATCTATGTCATGGGTAACCATGAACACTATCATGGCAAGTTTGACAAGAGTGCAGAAGAACTGCAAAATATGTTGAACTACCTGAATATCAGTAATGTCTATCTCTTGGATCGTGGAACAAAAGTCATCGATGATGTTACTTTCATCGGTGGTACTCTGTGGACTGACTGCAACAATGGTGATAGTCTTACCCTGTATCACCTTGAACATGCCATGAATGACTTTAGGTTGATCCGCATTGCCAAGGAAAACTTTAGAAAATTCTTGCCTGCTCGCACAATGAGTGAGCATGTACGAACAAAACAATACATTCAAACCGTATTGCAAGGTGTTTCAGACGATGCCAAGGCCGTTGTGTGTACACATCATGCACCTAGTCATCTAAGTATTCACGAATACTATAAAGAAGACACACTAATGAATGGTGGATATGCCAGTGATTTAAGTGAGTTTATCTTAGATCATCCAAAAGTTAAACTGTGGACACACGGTCATATGCATCAAACATTTGATTATGTTATTGGTGAAACTCGTGTAGTATGTAACCCACGTGGTTACAATGATGAAAATCCTAATTTCAATTCTAATTTTATTGTAGAGGTTTAAAATGAAAGTTGGTCTCAGTTACAGCCGTTGCATCCGTGATATCATCGACGGCAAGGTAGACATCAACGATGTTCTAGTTATTATCACTCGTACGGATTTTGACCCAAATAATGACGAGCAATGGGCTGGCATTTGGAACGGCTACGGTGGTGGTCGTAGTGCGGGCAGTATTTGGAGTAATCCAGAATGGGCCGGTTATCATGACGAAGCACGTTTCCGTCAAGTGACTATGGATCTTTACAACAGCGGTCGTATGCATCAGCCTCGTAAGTTTGGCGCACACCCTGCTCGTCGGCCTGAAATTTGGTTAGAGACAGTTCTGCCTAGTTCAGAACTTGAACGTAATCCCGTGGCTAAAGCGGCCTGGGATAAGTTCCAAACAGTTGCAGGTCTAACCAATGTAGACCTAGACAAGGAGTATCAATGATCAAAGGTATAACACAAAGTGGTAGATATACTACAGTAAGCGGAGGCTCTGCTAGTAGCACCTACATCAGCCCAGGTAGTTCTGGCGCAGGTATGATGCGTTACAATTCTAATATGAATTGCATTGAAGTCAATGACGGTAATACATGGAAAGAACTTATGGGAAGTCATGCTTCGGTGGGTCTAACACAGGAAGCAGAAGCACTACTAGACTGGGCACGTGAACAACGCAACAAACAACAGGCTAGAAAGTATGCCGCAGAAAGCAATCCTGCACTGAAGAAAGCCTACGAAGCCATTCAACGTGCAGAAGAAAACTTTGATATACTAGAAGCCATTGCTGGCAAATATGATGAATCAGATCAAGTACAGGCAAGTTCATGAGTAACGTTAAAACAAGATTTGAAAACACCTGTGAAGTTACGCAGGAAAGCACTGGACGTAAAGTTCAGGCAGATATTATGGCATTCAATGAGGGTCGTAATCTAACTGTAGTTATGAACAAGAGTGTTAAACTGTTAATGAACTGGAATGGCCGTTGCTATGAAGGTCGTATGGCAGGTTTAGATTTTATCAGCAACGGCCCTAAAGGCCAAAAGTACACAGAAGGCAGATAATGAACGTTACTATCGATGAACTAGATAGTCTCTTTAATACTACAACATACAAAGAAAAAGAAAAAGTCTTTGACGTAGACCCTTTGTTGTTGTCTGTGAGTCTCAAGGATTTAATGGATGAAATGCCTGGTACATTTTATTCACTAGACGATCCTAGAGTTGCCGAACATGTCAATGATGATATTAGGCAACAAACAGAGCAGATTAGAAAGTACTACACTAAAAAGTTCTTTTGGACTAACTTTTCCGACAACGGACGCATAAGTGAGTTCAGAAGCCGTATGTGCTATCTGTTAGAAAATCGTATTCAAAAGTGTAAAGATCAGGATGTAGGTATATATTACAAACTTCCTTACTTTTACGAAGAAGATATGATCTACGACGACTTTAAAAAACAATACAATACCACAGACTTGCCTTTGGTAGGGCCTGGACAAGTGTTTAATAAAACTTTCAAAGAAAACAAGACACTAAAGTATGTAAAGACTACATCGTCTAGACAACGAAAACGCAACATTAATAGATTTTGGTTCACAGACAACACCTATCTCTACTGCATTGAAGTAGCCAATGATAATCCGTTGTTGGAAATGTTCAAGCAATTGGTTATCAATAAGGTAGAAGTTACCTTTGAAACCTATTATAATAGAGATAGAATTGATCAAATGTATTTTTATAAACTTTTTAACTTCTCATTAGCAAAGGAAACAAATGCCTAATTTGGTACCAATGGTGGTTGAGTCCACTAACAAGGGCGAACGTGCCTATGACATTTACTCACGTCTGCTCAAAGATCGTGTTATCATGTTAGACACTGACGTCAACGAACATTCAGCCAGCGTAATCGTAGCGCAGTTGTTGTTTCTTGAAAGCGAAAATCCTGACAAGGACATTAGTCTGTTTATCAACAGTCCAGGCGGACTAGTTACAGCAGGTTTGGCTATCTATGACACCATGCAGTTCATTCGTCCAGATGTTGCTACCTATGTTATCGGACAAGCGGCTAGTATGGGTTCGTTCCTTGCACAGGCGGGTGCGCCAGGTAAGCGCCATGTCCTGCCAGAAAGTCGTACAATGGTGCATCGTGTTAGTTCAGGTACTCCTGGTACACGTGGTAGTGTTCACGTACAAGAATTACAGTTTGAAGATGCTAAACGTACCTATGAAGAAAGCCAGCGTATCAACAAACGACTGACTGAATTGTATGTGCGTCACAACACCGCAGGTAAAACCTACGATGAACTGTTTGAAACAATGAAGTTTGACACATTCTTGTCAGCAGAACAGGCAGTGGAATATGGTCTTGCTGATCGTGTTATTTCTAAACGAGGTGAATAATGAATGAACAAGTAACAGATCTAGTAGAGTTTAACGAGTCTTGGTACAAGACCGCAGACGAAGCAGGCCGTAAACAGTTCAGAGAGTGGCTGTTAGGTGTTCTTCGTCAACACGAAAATGTAGAAATCACCTTTACCAAAGTAGACGGTACTGTTCGTGAAATGAAATGTACACTCAAAGAAGGCATTGCGCCCAAAGTTGAAAGTCCAAAAGAGAGTGATTCCCTGTGTGTAGTTTGGGATCAAGTGATGAACAACTGGCGCAGTTTCAAATTTGAGAATATTAAGAAAATTAATTTTGCACTTTGAAACCACAATTCAGAAT